ACGGTATGTTTAATATAAACGATATGTATGAGGACGAAGGCCTAATAAGGTTAATGAATGAGGTTGTTGATGTAGATAATAAAAAAGACGACAAAACAAGATTATCATGAAACAAGTAAATAAAAAAACTTTTATACTTCAACTATTAGTAATAACACTAGCATGTGTAATTATATTATTAGGAAGTATGTTAATTAAATAAAATAAAAATGACAAATGAAGATAAAAGACTTTTTATTAAATGCGCAGGGTTAGGATTTTTTCTAGCTTTGTTAGTTGGTTGTGGAGCTTATAATAACCAACCTAAGATACAAGTAACACATGTATTAGCTGTTACAGAACAGGGTGATACATTAAGGTTACCCATAAGTATGATAAAACCTAACGTATATTATAACGTTATATCATATCCTAATAGATATTATGGAAATTGGTACAATGGTTACTATCAACCTAGTTATAATAACTATAGACCTATATACGCTCCAAGTAGCGGATCAGGTTCTAGTAACAACAATAATAATAACAATAACAGTAACAACAATAACAATAACAAGCCTGATCCTAGACCAACACCTGACATTATAGTAAGGCCAACTGGTGATGTTTTAAAAAAGAGAGGCGGAAATTAATTAATTATGGAGAGCGTATACAACCAACAAGGATGTGGACCACAAAGATTAGGTGCTCCAAAAACATTTAAAAAAAAGAAGGCTAATTGCTGGAAAGGCTATAAAGCTGTAGGTAAAAAGAAATCACCTAGCGGTAAGAAAACTAAAGGCGGTAAAACTAAAATGGTTAACAACTGTGTTAAGATAAAAAAATAATGTTTAGCTTACCAGAATCAACCTTTTTAAAGAAAGGTAAAATAAGAAAAACTACCAAGGGTAAAGGCCGTAACTTTAGAACAAAAGAAGAGGGTGCAGGTATGACATCTAAAGGTGTCAAAGAATATAGAAAGAAAAATCCTGGTAGTAAACTAAAAACCGCTGTTACAGGTAAAGTAAAACCTGGTAGCAAAGCTGCTAAGCGTAGAAAATCTTTTTGTGCAAGATCAAAAGGTTGGACAGGTGAAAGAGGTAAAGCTGCTAGACGTAGGTGGAAGTGTTAAATCTTAGAAACTTTAGATTTTTTAGGAGCTGTTTTAATACGCTTCTCACCTTTCATCCAACCATCATACACTAATGTTTTATTTTTTAAATCACTAAGTACGTGCCATTTTAACTTACCATTTCTTTCTAGGTAAGAAACATATTGTTGTTCTAAATCTTTATCATGAGCAGACTTAGCCATCATATACACTGGTAAGTGCCAGCTGTGAGGATCACAAGCGCTTTCATAACCTTGTTTATCAGTTCTTCTGTGAGGTACTGTTTTAGCAAAGAAATCAAAACCTATTAAGTTTAAGCTTTTATAAGTTTTAATCTTGTTAACAAACCAAAGTATACTTATAAAGCCAGCGCTAGGTCTTAAATCTTTACATTTTAATATATCTTTATCAAAAGACTTCATTATACTTATAATTTCTTCATCTGAGTACATAAACTCATACTTCATTCCTTTAGGTAAACGATCTTCTAAGTTCCAATTTTTTAAATGGAAATTACCTCTACATCTATTAACTAGTATTCTAGTATCTTTAAACCTACCTTTTTCAAAGTTTTCTCTATTCTTATTCCATTCAGGAGCTCTAAATTGACCTGTTATCCATATGTCACATCTAGAACCTAAAGATTCTTCTTGCTCTGGTGTTGCAGATATAGCTCTACCAAACCTAACAACAATGTCGTGGGATTCTATAAACTTAGCATGCTTATGCTTCATTATCTCTACAGAATTACCCACGAATATTATTGATTTATTTTTTACAAAGTCTTGTATACTTCCCACCATTCTTCAGATAATTCAGCATCTTTATATTCATCAAACCAAGGTCCACCTTCTGTATAGTGTATTGCTCTAGCGTTTTCTTTTGTTATTTCGTCTATGCCAACTAGCATATTATACCTTTTAGGTATTTCACCTACAGACTTTTCGTTTAAAAATTTAAACTCATGTAATTGAGATGGTGTAGCTTTATCTAAATATTCTTTAGATAACTTGTTTTTTAACATATCACAATTAAACAACATTAAACTAGACCAGTTTTTCTTTGGATATGTTTTATTAACTATACCATTCATTTTACTAGATTTAGCTACATAATCTTTATGTTTAACTACAGATATTGGTTTGTCAGCTATGTATCTTGATACTTCTCTGGGATCTACTCTCCATAGAAAATCATTATCACAGAATAAAGCGTAACCGCTATAATTCATTATAAGAGGTATATAAAACCTAGTAAAAGAAAACTCAGTAGATTCTCCTTCAACATCTTCTCTACCATACATACCATTTTTCTTTAATACTGATTTATCTAAATAAGTTATTTTAGCTTCTGGCCAAAACTTTAACATAGATTGTCTACAAACCTTGCTTGCTTCAGGGTACCTTGAGTCGTGCCCTATAAATATTCTAATACTTTTTGGTTTTTTATTCATGATTTACTTTTTTACCTGATGTTTTTCTTGTTATATCGTCGTGATTAAACTCTGCCCAATATAATTCAAACGCAACTCCAGATTCTTTACCTTCAAACTGATGGTATTTACCTGGTTTAACCATTGTAAAATCACCTGCTTTTAATATAGTTTCATCAACAAGACCTTGATCTTCTTGCCAAACTCTTATTATCATCTCTCCAGACTCTACAAAAAATCCGTTCCACTTAAACTTATGTTCGTGCTCAGAGCACTTATATCCTTTATTAAATTCTATTCGGTGAAACTCTAATACACCATTTTTATGTATCATTTCAGTTGCACCCCATACTTTTCCTGCTTTCATTTCTTTTGATTGTGTTTAAAGTAAGGTCTCTTCCAATTTTGTGAAGACATTGGAAACCTTCTATTTATTATTACTTGTTTTTTAGTCTTTTCTAATACATCACTCATATCTAACCACTTTTCTCTTTTATTTTTATCTTTTTCGGTTATTTTAAAGTTTTGTAAAGATTGTTTGTCTTTATTAGTAAAATGAACACTACACAATATTCTTGGGCCAACAGTATCTACCTTGTGATATTGGTAAGATGGTATGTATAGCAAATCGCCTGCATCTAATGTAAACTCATCTATAATAGTTTTAGGCTTATCTGGTATAGACTCTTTATACATAGTCCACTTTACATTACCATACTGATGAAACAAAAAGTTTTCTGTTTGATCTCCGTGGGCTGGAAAGCTTTTAGAACCTGCTTGAGGAGAAGCATACACGTTTACTTGACCTTTTTTAAAATACTTTTCAAACTCAAAAAGCATATCAACAAGTTGTTTACTTTCGTAGCTAGCAAAAGGTATAACTATTGATTTACCTTTTTTCCACAGTTCGTGTATACCGTGTTTAGTATACATTGGTCCTTGTAATTGTTTTTTTCTTCTTTTATCTAAACACCATCTATTATCCTTATCGTCATGATCTAATATTTGAAGATGAGGTACGTGAGGGTATCTATTTATGTATTTAGTTAAATGACCCCAATGAAATAAGTCTTTAAATTTATTTCTTCTAATAACTAAATGTTTTTTACCCCAGTACTCTTTAAAAAATAAATCTACTGATATTGGGTCTAGTATTTCTTTTAATGTTATTTCGTTTTTCATATCTTATCCGTCACAGCTTAAACAGTTTGGATCCATTGCTTGTTTAGCTATATCACCTCTAAGAACTGATTCAGTTCTCATATAATATAAAGTCTTAATACCTTTTTTCCACGCATCTAAATGAACCTTGTTTATAAACTTAGGTTCTGCTTCTGATGGAAAAGCTAAATTCAAACTAACAGATTGATCTATATATTGTTGTCTTATACCTGCTTGATTAATTAGTTCTAGTTGATTTATTTCTTTGAAAGTTCTGAAGACTTCTTTGAGCGGTATATCGTGATCGCCCAATGTAATCTTCTCTAATGCTTTTACGCCCTGCACCGAGCCCCCGTCCTTTAAGATTTGGTCCCATATTTTTTTATTGTTTAAATTGTTATTTTCTAATACTTTTTCTAATGTAGGATTTTTACGTATAAACGTACCC